GCCCAGTATGCGGCACTGGTCTTGCCCTTAGCTATGTTCTTGCCGTGCCGAGCTTTGAAACTCTTCCGCTTCTTCTTCATCTTGTCGGACTCGCCTTCTTTGGGCTTACCTGCGGTCTTAGCTCCCTGCTCACCGAAGCGTATGATCTTAAACTTACCACCCTCACACGCCATTACAATGTGGCTCTTTTTAGGGTGCTTGGGCGTTCTCTTGGGCTTGTTACAGCCCTCCAGCCCGTGCTTCTTCAGAAGCATCGCCTTTCTCAGCGCTGCTCGTCGTTCATCAGACATCAGCTCTTCTTCCTTCTCTTGGACAGAGCAATAGCAATCGCCTGCTTGTGCGGCTTACCGTGAGACATGTACTTCTTAATGTCTTTAGAGACTTGATCTTTCTTAGGCATCAGTCTTCCTCATCCGACGCTGCCGAATCAAAAGCTCCGTGCGATGTCGTGGCGTCGCGGGGTTCGACATAGTCGGGGTGTGTGTGATCATATCCGGGGTGGCCGGTAACATTGACGACGCCTTCTCCTGTGGTCATGAAGAACGTGCCGTTACCAAACTCGGTTATCACTGCTCCGTCATACTCGCGTGTCTCTACCTCGCCGCCGTCAGGGTCGTCTCGCGCCGCCTTGAAGTCTGCGGCTGATGCTTCGTAGACTTCTTCATTTGTTAAGTCCTGCCCATGGTAGGGGCCGTCTTCAGCTGCGTAGCCCAGAGCGTCGCCTTCCTGCACCTCTCGGCGCTCGCGCATTTCGTCCACGTCGACTGTCGGTAACGGATCAAGCAGGCCGGATTCTAGTAGTTCCTCCCTGGTGGCGCGGAAGGAATCTTGGTACTCTTCTATAAAGTCACTGCGATCTACGTAGTCCGGGAACCCATCTGAATCGACCTGTTGGGCTTGCTCTGCTTGCTCTGCCTGGGCCTCAACTTTCATTCTTCTCAGCAAGGCTTCAGGGTTAGGGAGCCGCCCCAGAGACTCTTTAGGGATGAACATCAGCTCATCATCACTGTCGAGGACGACAATCCCTGTCGGCTTACCGTCCAGCCCTCTCGGAATATCGGTAATCTCGACTATGTTCTTACCTTCGTATCCGTGCTCGTAGGCAAATCTCTTGTCTGACTTCGGCCTGACGGTGAGGGGTCCTTTGTATTCTTGACCGATGCGTACGTCTTTCGTCACGTTCCCCGAGTTAATACGCACTTTGTAGGGGTTGTTTGGGTCTTGCGGATCCTCGCGGAAGCTAATGTTACCTCCTTGGATAAATCCGTGTGGGTGCTCGTCTTGTTGCGGGTTGTAGCTAAGCACCTCCCCTGACTCTTTTCTTAACTTCCGGTAAATGTCTGACAGAGTGTCAGCTCCGTAGCCCACGGCTTTCGGTACCCCCTTAGCCGCCTCCGCGACTAACTTTCCGGGCGAGCTTAGCGCCTCAGTTACGCTTCCCTCTTCTTCCGCCTCTTCAGGCTTTGGCTTACTGTCGGGCATCAGCCTGCTTCCCTAATAGGTGCGCCTCCGCCTGCTGCGAGACTCTCTTCTGGCGCGGCTTCTGGGGGAGCACCACCTTCCATGAGAGCAGCGAGTTCTGGTGGGAGCCCACCTTCTGCGCCCATTGGAGGAGCGGCCCCCGCGGCGGCACCACCCATGGATAGCTGCTGCGCGGCCATCTGTTGAGCCTGTACCTTAGTGGCGACGTCTTCTTCGGGCATTAGAATCCGATTGGGGAGACCCAGACCGCGAACAAGCTCTTCCATAAGCTGCCTTGTGTCAACATTCGGGTCCTGCATCAGCACGGGTAGCAGCTGCATGAGAGTCTCAGAGACGACTGCCGGGTTATTCTGCATTGGGCTGTAGCTGACCATTTCGAACTCGACATCTACGTCGGCGATAGTCGGTAGGCTGATCTCTTTCCACTTGCGGCTCCCGGTGACCTTGATCATCTTCTCGCCGCGCATATACTTCTGCGTCAGGTAGAAACACTTAGAAGCGACATCTTCCAGAGCGTCGTTGACGTGACCCTCTCGTGTTGCCAGTCGGTTCTTCATCTGAGCGTCGATGATCGCCATCTCTGTAGCGGTACGAGCACCAACCACTTGCCCGCGAGCGGCTTCGGCCAGCGCACTGATAAACGCTGCGTCGTCTTCCTGCCGGGCGATGAACTCCTTCACGGCGGCAGGGTTCTGAGGCATCGGCATGTCGTAGAACAGCGAGCCCAAGGTTCGGAGGGCTTCAGCGTTCTGTGGGGCGATACCCACGAATGATCCTGCGGATGCTTCGACGGCTTTGTTGAGGTCTTCTTCGCTGATGCGCCCAGAATCATAAATGATGCGGGGGATCATCAGATAAGCGATCCGCTTCATATGCGTCAGCAGATCATTTACAGTCTCTTGCTGAGTCAGTACAAGCTGTACTTCACTGAGGCCCAGACAGTCTACGCCTGACTGGTTGAGGCTGAACATAGAGTAGGGGACGTAGTCGATGTCGTCTTCGAACACCACAGCGTCAAGCTGACGCACGTAGTGCTGGACCTTGTTCGTCTCCAGATCGTAGTACTCGTATACCGTGACCCATTCGAATGCATCACGCACAGTGTCGGATGCGCTCTTCTGCCGGTCACCCAGAATCCACTTCGGATACCGATCAGGCTGAATGTCTTCCATGTTTGCCTGATATTTACCCGACTCGACACGAGCCTTGAACTCCGCGAAGGGGAGAACCGTAGCTTCGATCCAGTATCGAATATCGTCCACGTCTCGGACAGTAAGGTCGAAGAAGATCGTCGCAGGGTCACAGACTTTAATGACGGGGCGATCTGCTTGGGCATCCCAGCCTGTCTTGAAGATACCCCTCTTACACAGGACGGCGTCGATCAGAGAGGTAGCCGCACGTCTCCGCATACGGTTACTGCGAAAGATGTACTCCATCAGTCCGTTGATAGACGGTACAGCTTCTTGACTGCGCTTACTACGAGGCTGAGCCGCGACCTGGGGGTTAGGTCCGAGCAGCGCACTGATTGCCGTGTCTGCGATGGCGTAGATTAGATTCTTGCTACAGAGGTGGAGGTTGCTGGACTTATCGACCTCTCCGCCCTTGTTGACCCAGAAGTCTCCCCGGTAGTACCTACGAGCCTTGTCGAAGTTTTCCTTCTCATGCTTTTCGTAGAACCGCTTGTGGCGATCAATCAGTTTGGACAGTTCGGGCATCTTGACCTCTGCGTCGTTGCAGTTGTTCCTTATATTCCTCTTCAATCTCAAGCAACCGTCGAGTCTGAGCCGGTCGGCGACGCTCTTCTGGTATTAAGAGCAACTTAGAAAGCTCGATCTTCATGCTCAGAGGAAACATTTTCAGGCTTCCTCTTGCTTGAGTCGATCCATTTCTTCCTTACGAAGTTTCTGAATTGCTTTAGCGTACTTCTTCACGTCGGGCCGAAGATCGGCCGCGGGATTGTCAGGGATAGTCGTTGGTGCAGCAGCCTTGCGGCGAGTCTTTTTTGCCATGATTACATCCAGTGTCGAGGTGGGGGTCGGAAGACACTCTTTGCGTCATCCTTGAGTTTCTTCTTGTGTCGATCCAGATCGGCTACTGTAAGCTGGCCCGGCGTACGTTCTTGCGGCACCTCGATATTAGCGCGTGTGAAGTGCCGGCGCGAGAGGATATCTGCCGCCATGACAGCCGTACGTGCGCGGTCGAAGTGATGCGTTGTACCGTCGAGTCCTTGAGTGCGCCTCTTACGGCTACCATCGTAGTTTACGAGTTGGTGCAGAAGGCCTCGGCTAAAGAGTTCGATGTCTCCGTCTCGGAGCATCTGCACTAATCGAGCCTCTGCTTCTTGTAGTCGCTTAGCGGTCGCGTACCAGCCCGGATGGTTACGGTTGGTCCACAGTAGATTTCTCGTGTTGTCGTCTTTAAGCACAGCGATACACGCCATGGCATTCGACTCAACTGCGAGGAGCGCGTCGTTATAGTAGGCCTGGATAGCTTTAAGTCTCTGCGCGAAACGTCCCGGGTCTTCTCGATCCTCCCAGAAGGCAACCTCTTTACGCTCCAGCGCATCCCATACGGTCAGCGCGCTCTTATCCCCACCTCCGCCGAATCCTGCGGGGTCTGCCGTGATGAGGTACTTCGCGTTTGGTCGAGGCTTGGTAATGACGCAGCAGCCGATAGAACTGATTGGAGGGTCGGGTATGGCCGCAGCTAAGGCAGGTTTCAGAACCTCGACAGGCATGATTGGTGCGAGGCTACCCAACCAACCATCGTAAGGATCAGACGGATACTTGGCGCAGAACAACCGATCGTCTCCGACGAACTCCGTATTGAGAGCCGATCGACGGAACGCCATGTTGTCGTCATCCATGCCCTCGTGCCGCGCTTTATAGGCTTTCTCGGCTTCAGTGAGAGTGATGTTGGAGTTGGGGATACGGCAGCTAACATCGTCCCACCAGTCTAAGAACAGTGGGTGGAATCGACTCTTGCCTTCCAGGGCAGACTGCCACATCTGCTCATGATGTGAGCCAGCACGTCCAGGCGTCGACTCTAATACAACGCGGGCATTAGGCCGCTTATTTACTGTAGGGAAGATATTGATCGCAGCTTTCTTCTGCCACTGCGCTTCACCGAACTCGGTGATGACCAGACGGTCTATGGATCGACCGATAGCGGGGGAGCGTCCACCAGCAGTCAGAATCTTGATTCCTCCGCCGTGAGCGAAGTGCATCTGTGTCGTACCAGCCTTACGCCCTTTGGCTAAAGGCATGCGCACGTCTTCGGGTAGCCGATGATAGGCGAACAGGATTCGTTCGAAGATGTCCTCGGCGGTATCCTGGCGCTCCGCGATGAGTAGACCCTTTACACCGCTCAGGTACATGCAGTCACGCAGCAAGAGCATGACAGAGATCGTCGTGATCTTCGCCTGACGGAACTTATTAACAAGCACCCAGCGATTCTCGTGTACGGCTTTTAAGAGTTTCTTCTGCGTCTTGGTGGGGTTCAGGTAGCCGATACTCTCGTCTTCTCTGAGGATCTGACACATCGACACAAAGGCTTCGGGAGTAGAGAACAGAGCCTGTATCTTGCTCATGTTCAACCCAGGAGCCGTCGCAAGGTTGGACCCTTTCGGTAGTACAGATGACGTAATAGGCACGAAGTTCCTCCTGCGGTTATGCTATCATGACACCGTATCCACAGCGAGAAGTCATGAGTATTGGACCTGACATTGCCGCAGTGACACGTCCTGCGTTGAAGCCGGCGAAAGAGCCGTCCGACGTCGAGAAGCAGCGCAGGCAGAAACTGGCTCAAGTATTGGGTAGCCGGAAGCGTCAGAACAATCCGGCGGGTGTGATCCCCAAGGGTAAAATGTATACCGGTTGACGGGTCAACGTAGGATATTTTAGCTAAAACACTTGCAAAGATAACTATACCGTCGTAGATTTTGCGTAGCACCCATTGTGTTGCCGGGTAGCTCGACGTAGAGTCCGGCGCAGAGACACAGGGCAGGCAACCCAGGTTTAAGTTTCAACTACGTTGATTATTACGCATAAAGGTGTTTTATGTCCATTTCTACCGAAGTACTGAATACTACGTTTGCGGACCTTCGCGGTCCCCTCGTAAATTCTTTCGTTCGGAGCAATGAACTGTTCGACGCACTGGATGCCAAGGCTCGGATGCCCATGGAAAGTGGTTCGTTTATCGAACGTACTTTCACTGGTGGTGCTCCTGCCCGCGGTGTCGGTGTGTTCGTCGGTGACGAGCTTCTGAACATGACTCGGCGTCAGCAGGTGAAGAAGTTCCAAGTGGAGCCTCATCGTCTTGTCGTTGCCATTAACATTCCCAAGAAGGAGCTACTGTACAACAGCGGCAAGCTTGCGGTTATCCGACTGATTGAGGAGTATCCTCAGACTGTCATGGAAGCTGTCAAGGCTGACCTGAACAAGTACCTTCTGACTGGTGTAAGTCGCGGGCTGGTTTTCCAGACGGCTGAACTCAAGGGTCTTATGACTCTGAACGGCGAGTTCTCTACGGGTATTGGAACCGGTGTGACTAACGGTCTTCTTGACTTCACTCCTCCCGCGTCCCAGACGGACTCGGTGCAGGGCGTAGCTAAGAGTTCCAGTTACTTCCACTTCAACAACTACGGTGACATCACAGCCTTTGGGACCGATGGTCTTAAGTCTCTGCGTCAGGTGTATCGTCAGTGCGCTCACTATGCCGGTGGCATTGGTAAGGGTCCAGACCTTGTTGTGATGGATGACGACACTTACGCTAAGTTCGAAGACACTCGGCGCAGTCAGATCCGTATCTCGATGGTCGAAGACAAGACCTCCAAGAGCAACATGCTTGGTCTTGAGCTTGGCGTTGCCAAGGTCTACTCTTCGCTTGATCTGGATCGGAGTGACTTTGCTTCGGGCGGACCTGTCGGCGATACTGATGGCGGTATCACTTACATGCTCAACACTGACTACTTTGAGTTCCCGATGCATGAGGCTCCTCAGATCGGTAAGTTCGAAGAGCGTGTTGGGGATCAAGACGTCGTTACGGCTCTCTTCTCGATGCAGGGTAACCTCATCTGTACCAAGCTCCCCGCACAGGGCGCTGTTTCCGGTGGATCCACCTGATAGGAGGTTATTATGGGACAAGTTAAAACTGACGGTCTTGGCATGACCTACACTGACGAGGTTTACCCGGTGGGTACTCGGTATGTGCAGCCTGCTGACGAGGTAAACGCAATCAACTCGACGCACTACGGTGACCGAGAGTGGATCTTCGTTTACAACGACGAGGCGTCTACGGCATGGGCTGAAGGTGATGTGATCATGCTGGATAACAGCGATTACCAGCCTTTCCACGGGTTGAAATGCACCGCTACACTTCATGTGTTTCGGATTCTGGGAGTAGCAGCTCACGCGATTGCGGCGGGGTCCTATGGTTGGATCATTGCTAAGGGCGTGGGTGAAGTTACGTGCGGAGG